AATTCTCCGAAAATCATTTGTGGAATCCAAATATCATATTCAGGATGTTTGGCAATATCGATGCCGTCACCGTCATTTTCCATTACAATGGTTCCATCAGGTTGGATAGAAACATGAATGTATGTGACGAGACGAGTACCGACTGGTTGTGTAATGCTTTTTTGAATCATACGAACCACATGGTCGCGACTATTCACAATACCTTCATCGAATAACTTGTAAAGTCCCGGAATATATTGGATTTCCTTGGAAACAATACGACAAGTGTTCGAATCATATACCCATAACCAATCATGGATAGATTCGATAGAGCCGATATAGGTATCAGGCGTATCGAGGATATGTTGTTTGTCGGTCTTTTTTTGGTATTGTTTAGCGAGAGAAGCAGCGGAAGACGACATTTCGAATGAGTGTTAATAATTCAATTATCAATACTTTTATGTTGTTTCTATTAATAAACTAGAAGTCGTTCAATTTTACGCATTGTGTTTTTCTTAATTTGGTTTCGTTTTCTATGTTATGACGACCACCTCGATTTCGAATGTTTATATTTGAGTACCAACCAAAACATATAAATATTTTTTAAAATAAGTAGTTATATGAGTATTCAAGTTCCGATTCCTATTCTTTCGAACACCACACCCAAAATATGTCTAAATATGATTGTTAAAAACGAGAGCAAAATCATACATCGTCTCTTAGAATCTGTTCTCCCGATTATCGATAGTTATTGTATTTGTGATACTGGTTCTACAGATAATACTATCCAATGTATTACTGATTTTTTCGAGAGACATAAGATTCCCGGAAAAATCGTTCAAGAGCCATTTCGCGATTTCGGATACAACCGTACATTTGCTCTTCGTGCGTGTGAAACCATGACTCCATCGGCCCCTGAGTATGCCTTATTACTTGATGCTGATATGATTCTTAAAATCAGCGATGATTTCGATATTCAAACCTGGAAACAATCATTAACTGCGGATGCTATCTATCTCTATCAAGGAAATGACCGATTCTTTTATAAAAATGTTCGTCTTGTGAAAACCAGGAAAGGAATTAAATATTGGGGAGTTACACATGAAGTTATTAATACTCCAGAAGGTTCCAAATATGATACTGTTGAGAGGTCACAAATATTTATTAATGATATTGGTGATGGAGGAGCCAAATCCGATAAATTCGAGAGAGATATCCGACTTCTTACGAAAGGACTCGAAGAATTACCGAATAATGACCGTTATACATTTTATTTGGCGAATAGTTATCGTGATTATGGAAACAAAGAGAAAGCCATTGAATATTATAAGAAACGTATTGAAATCGGTGGATGGTATGAAGAAGTATGGCAATCTTATTATAATATTGGACGTTGTTATTTCTCATTAGAAGAGCCTGAACGTGCGATAACTTGGATGTTATATGCTTATGAATTTTTCCCCAAACGTGTAGAGAATTTATATGAAATTATTCATTATTGTCGTAATCAGTCGAAACATAAAATGGCGTATGCGTTTTATCAGATGGCGAAAAAATCTCTCGAAGGACAAGATTTAAACAAGATTGATTATTTGTTTTTACATAAGGATATCTATGATTATAAACTCGATTATGAATTCTCAATTACTGGATATTATTGGAATCCGGATAAGATTGATTTGGCAAAGTTATCAATGCGTGTAATTTCTTGTCCAACAGTAGAGGATGGAATTATGAAAAATGTTCTCTCGAATTATAAATTTTATTCACCTGTTTTAAAAGATAAAGAAAATAGTAAAAATTGTCGTTCTATCATTCTCAGAGGTGGTTTGCCAGATTGCGATGAACATTTTGTAAATAGTACACCGACATTTTATACTGACCCTCATACGAAAACCGGTACCTATATAGTCCGACAAGTAGATTATACAATTGATGAGAGAGGCGGATATCATAATCGTGGAAAAATAACAACGGTGAATCGTATAAGAATGGCAAATGACAGTGAATGGAAAGTATTGGAATATAATCGAGAGATGGATGATAAATATGTAGGATTAGAAGATGTACGCATATTAAGAATGTCGAATGGAGAGATTTTATATACAGCGAATCGTGGAATTCCAAATAGTGATAATATGGGTGTTGAATATGGACAACTAGTACATAATCAAGCAAAAGGCGCATTATTATATTGTCCTGATAGTAAGAGAAATGTGGAGAAGAATTGGATATTATTCGAAGATATTGGAGAGAAGAAACCGAGAGTAGTATATGATTGGTATCCGATGTCTATTTATGAAATTGGACATGCGAATATGTTAATCAATCGAAAAGAAATAAAAACGCCGGAATTTTTTAGATATGTGAGAGGCTCTACACATGGTGTTTATCGGGAGGAAAGGAATGAAATATGGTTTTTATGTCATGTGGTGAGTTATGAAGACCGTAGATATTATTATCATTTGTTTGTAGTGATTGATGCGGAGAGCTATAAATTTAAAAAATGCAGTAAATTATTCCAATTTGAACGAGAGAGTAAAGTGGAATATGCTCTAGGTATGGAAATCATTAGTGATGGTATTGAAATCGGATATAGCGTGTATGATAAGAGCACGAAATTTATGGAGATAGATATAAAATGGATAGAAGATTTGATGTTATAATGTAGAAGATGAAGAACTTAATGATGAAACACTATTTTCAGAATTAACACTATTTTTGGTTTTTTGTTTCTTGGTTTTTTGTTTCTTGGATGATTCACTTTTTTTGGTTTTTTGTTTTTTCGAAGAAGATTCAGATTCGGATTCGGATTCATCTCTTCCTCTTTTTTTCAAATTTTCTTCTGGTTGTATATATTTACGTGGTTTATGTGATACTTTTATATATTGTTCTTTTTTAAGTGAAGCATTCTCAAAACCTCTACAAGCATAAATAATAATATCACATTTATTGAAATCAAAATTTGTCACACCTAATATTTTTAAGGAATGTTTATTATTTCTTAATATGGCTACAAGACAATTTATGACACGTTTTAATGTAGTAGTCATTGTTTTAGTTTTATTATCAATATCGAAGTATTGTTTCATTTCTTTATTTATAAAATGAAACACACCCTTTTTTTTTACGCCGAATAATTGAATGAAGTTACTATTCGGATTACGTTTATCAATTATAAAAATGCCTTGGTCACTATCTAATAAATCATTAGAGTAAGTATTCAGTACCATTTGTTCCATTCTAATTTGGTTATTATGCAATCGCACATCTTCATATTTATCAGAATAAGGAATCATTTCATTTGTAAATGTAGGTCTGCTCATTAATATATTACCTTTACATACGAGATGTTTCAGTTTTCGAAATGGGAAATCAATTGTTTCATTAGTTTCACTGGACAATTCACCATGGGTAGAAATAATAATTTCATAATCAGGAAATGTTGTTCTAGTTTCTTTCTTTGTAACAGTACCTCTTTCAGATTCCGCATAAGATGCTGGACTTTTTGATTCATACCCACTTGGTTTTAATGCATTATATATAGACAAATCATAGTCTTTGTATTTTCTAATTTCGGGCGACACTGATAAATAACTGTCTAATATCGTTTGAGTACCATAAGTTTCCTCTTTATCTTCAGGAGTCAATCTGGTAACTAAATATTTCACAATTTGTGTATTAAATAATTCGCTATCATCAAAAATAGCATGAAAGAGAATTACCATTTTACACCCTTTTCTAATATACAGGTTTATCATTGGTTCAAGACGATCTCTTATGACAGTTGTTCCTCCTAATGTGAATATAGGTAGTTTAGAAAGTGTACGCATTTCTTTCATAATTAAAACTAATGCATCGTTGCATACATTCAATTTAGTTCCAGAAAATATATTATCTGGATTTTCAGTTGAGATTGATTTATGAGCATTATAAATATTATCTGAACTTTGATAATAATTAGTTGCGTTCTTAAACATGTTTGTCATTGATATGACATTATTTATATTCCAATAATCTATAATTTGATTGAATGAAGTTGCACCTTCAAACATAGAATTCATTAGTTTTACTTTTGATACATTCCATTCGCCAATTGGTTGATTGAATGAAGTTGCACCGTAAAACATTGCTTCCATATTTGTCACATTCGATACATTCCAACTACCGATGGGTTGATTGAAATTAGTCGCATTATAAAACATTCCTCCCATATTTGTCACATTTGATACATTCCAACTGCCGATTGGTTGATTGAAACTAGACGCACCAAAAAACATTGCTTCCATATTTGTCACATTCGATACATTCAATTCGCCAATCGGTTGATTGAAATTAGTCGCACCAAAAAACATTCCTGCCATATTTGTGACATTTGATACATTCCAATTCCCAATAGGTTGATTGAAACTAGACGCACCATAAAACATCCCCATCATATTTGTCACATTTGATACATTCCAATTCCCAATAGGTTGATTAAAATTGGTCGCACCATAAAACATCCCATTCATATTTGTCACATTCGATACATTCCAATTGCTAATATCTTCGTTAAATATATTATTTTTTAAAAACAATTTAGACATATCAGTTATTTGTGAAACATCCCATTCACCAATTACACCATATGTATCGATTGCTTTTTGTCGGTCACTCATATACATAGAAAGTGCTTCTACTAGTTCATCTTTTTGCTTAAATATATAATTTTGTTTTGCGTGGTCAGAATATTCATTTTCTGGGCTGTTTCCACCTTTTTTTCTATTTTTTCGTGTTTTTCTCATATATTATATTTAGATTTTGTTGTAAAGATATGGGTCGGATTCGGCAGTGTATCTATAACATCTTTATGGATAAATTTCTCGCTGAGTTTATTGGAACTTTTGTGTTCGTTTATGTGATTATTACTACTGGGCATCCTCTTGCTATTGGAGCGGCTCTTGCTCTCATGATTTATCTTTTTGGAAAAACATCGGGAGGTCATTTCAATCCTGCGGTTTCTTTAGCCATGTTTGTAAAAGGAACTCTTAATTTCGCGGATTTCTTACCTTATTTAGTAGTTCAAGGATTAGGCGCTGTTGCTGCTCTCAAAGTTGCCGATAGAATCAAATTTCTATAATCAGATTATATATAGAATGGCAGCATTTTCAAGTTCTTCAATCATGTTACATAAAGATGATTTAAGAAATAAACCTGGATTTCAATGGCCAAAGAACAACGGTTGTGATGATTCTGAACCTGAAAAAAATCATCCGCTTAACCCAGGAGATTTAATTGATAGATTTGGAGATGATAATGGATATTATTTTGGGAATGCCGGTGATTATTTTATATATAGAAGTTTGCCTTATTTTGGCGAATTTGATGAAACAAAGAAAATAGATATGAAAAATAAGTATGAAAATTATTATAAATACAACGAGAACTTATATAATCAATACATGGTGCTTAAAAATTTTGATGTATCTATGTGTAAAATAGCAGGGGCATATGGTTATTCAGGCGATGCCGTCCAATATAGAACACCACAAACTGCAAAAGAACTACTCGAGAACGGCTTTATAAAAAGAATGCTGAAGCGTTCATACTTATTGCCTCAATTTATGCATCCTGACTCTACATCATCTGGTGGACGAACAAGACGTCGTCGTACTAAACGTCGTTATTGTCGCAGAAAAACTCATTATAGACGAAAACTAACCACCACCGGATAATGGTCAGAATCATAGGTTCCACAATATTCCGGATACAAATGAGGAATTTCTACATAAGTGATTCTCTCTCTCAACCATTCATCTACTAAAATATGGTCAATCATTGACATTTCATTCATTGTCGCAATACAATTACTATCCGGGTCCCACCAATTGGTATAACGTTCTTCGACAGGTACTTCTGCGCTTACAGGAAACAATTGATATTCGCCTGAATAAACACCAACATTACCTTTTAATATTTCTAATACGCGAGAGACTGGTTGATTATCATTGATATCACCAACCACGCCGTCATAATCATTCAGGTCACCTAAAAGCAATATATGAGAATCCGGTTCAGTCGTGGTTATATTGACGATTAATTCCTGTAAAACTTGGGCTTGTGCTTCTCTCTCAGCACATCTTTGTGGATCTGTTGGAATGGCTAACAGATGCGCACTAATCATATACATTTTTCCTTGATTATCGGGTAATTCAAACCAAGTGTAATAATGTTTCGACACACCCGTAGTGCCGGTTTTATTATATCCACACGCGGACCCTGGTAAAGGATATGACCATTTGTTCGTAACTCGTTTCAAATTCGCGGATGGAGTATATTTCGTAAGCATACCTACATTTTGTCCAGTTGCTGTATCAGTTCCAAAAAGAAGATAAGGTTGAAAATTAGAATCAACGAGAGAAGAAGAAAGTTGTCCTAATTCATAACATCCTTCAACTTCACATAAATTCAATATATCCGGATTGATTTTTCGAACAACATCGGCCAAATGACTCAGATGAATTTCGGCATCTTCAATAGTTTCCCAACTACAACCAGAACCAGGACAAGATTCATATTGTTTTAAGAAGAACCATTCTACATTATACTGGGCGACTTTGAATTCTCTTGGCAAACTGACCGCCGATAATGGAACAATAGGACATTCTGTGTCATTTGCTGAACCTGATAGAGCAGAAAAAGAAAAAGAATGAACAGAAATAAAAATACTAAATAATAAGATGAACCACATATTATTATTTTACACAGAGAGATAAATGTTGAAAGAAAACAAGTGTTGGTATATCATTTATACAGTTGGTATAAATTCCCAATCGAGTGTTTCGACGACTTTTTTCCAAATAAGGTCTTGTTCTAATTGTTTTTCACGGTCTTTCATAAGAGGTATATAAGGTAGATATTGGTCTTGTCCTAACAATACACATAATTGATATAATATATAAGCACAACTGAAAAAATTGGTTCGATTCATTGGACAATGGACTGCCCAAGGCTCTTGGATTTCAATAAATAGAATACATAATGTTTCTTGTAATTCTTCAGACATTGTGGGAGGTTTAATTCCAAAGAGAGAATTAATATATTGTACATGTTCAAAATAGCGATTATATCCTAATTGTTTTAATATCTCTCGCATTTTATTATAATTAATCTCAGACATATCAGTAATTCTTTCTTTTTTGATTCGATTATAAATATCTTCAATCACTGATTGTGGAATTACTGTTGTTTCTTTTGCTTGGAATTGCGATAATATCTCTTTGAAATGATTCGAACGGTCATATGGATTATAACTGGGTTCATTAGGTGGGTCTTTATAAGTGGGTCGGTCTGAATCAACAATATGAGCCACAAACGCACCACAACTACGATTATTACAGATTAGAATTCCCTCTTCTTCTTGTGCAATTAAATCACCCTTTCTACATACTTTACATATATCCGCTGTAATCATATAATCTTGGATTCCGCCGATTAAATTTTTATTTACATTACGCCAATATTTTTGATATAATTGTTTGGATTGATTATAACGCAGTTGATTTGGATCATATCGACTATCAACATCTTTATTTTGTATTTTAAAAAATGAATTGACTTTTTGTTTACTTTCAGAACTATCAGAAATCGATTGATTTGCGATTTTCTTTTTATCTTCAAAATAACCAAACACATATCGTGAATTTTCCAATAAATAATTCGTTTTTTTACTGCGAATTTCCCGTATTTGTTTTTTAATCTCTCGAATTTTATCTTTACAATCCATGATTTCATCAATTTGGTCATGATGATAATGTTTTAAACGCATTTTATATTCTTCTTTTTGACGTTCAAGAGCCGGAATTTGTTCCGATTCATCACGATTCATTTGTTGAATAATTTGATTATGTTTTTCATCAATGGTCTCATGATTAACAACCATTCTTTTTTTTTTAATATGAGATGGCATTTTGACAGATTATTGAAATGTGTTTTTATAATAAAGAAAACATATTTCTATATTTTGATTTTCATCGATACATTATTTTGGCGATTTTTATTCAAGAGGTTTTCTGGAATAATCAGGTTCAAAAGTACTTTGATTCCATGGTCCAACATCTTGTTTGGCAATAATAGGGTCCGCTCTTAATTGCAGATTCGCATTTTTCATAGAAGCACCAATACTATCAATACCATAATGATATCCAGTGGCCAATAAGTCACCATTTAATACATTTCCAGCGCTCATGGTACTAGGATTTAGAGCAGCCCATTGACTATTCGCATCTGAAGGTAATAAATCAGTGGGATTAACAGTGGGTTTATTATCATATCCAGCAGGAGGTGCTTCAGGTGAAGCAGCAGTACTTTGAGTGTGGTCAACAGACTGAGTATTACCGGTTTCCATACCATCCATAATTAATCCTTTATTACCACTATAATTCATCAAAAACCATGCTAAAACAAGGAAAATGATTAAAATAAAAACACGCTGGGGAGAGGCAAATTTCGAAAATCCATTATAAATATCGTTGAGCATTGACATTTTAATTTGATATATATCAAGATATACATTCCATCAGAAGGGGTTAACACATTCGTTTTCCATTTATTCCAATTCTTGATTTTCAAAATCAAAATCGTCGTTTTCATCATCATCATTCTCTCCATCTTCTTCTAAATCATCCAGCATATACATATTTTTTATTCGTTTGGCTTCTAAAAATGCAGAAATTGCTAAAGATTTCGCCAGTTTCGCTTTTCTCTTTGCTGTTTGATACATCTCATAATACATTTCTTTCTTATCTTTCAATTGAATTGTCGATGTACTGTCTATATCCGTTAATTCAAACTCAGTCATAATATCATCATTATTACTTCCTAAAGATTCATGATTTATATTCTCTTCTTCCTTTTCTTCTTTCTCTTCTTTCTCTTCTTCCTTTTCTTCTTTCTCTTCTTCCTCTTTTATATTATCCTCTTTCTCATCTTTTATCTCTTTCTCATTATCATCTTTTATCTCTTTCTCATACTCTATTTCAATCTCTTCTATTTCATTTTTTTGAGGTACAACATTATGTGTGATACCATGATTTATGTTTTCTAAATGTGTTTGAAGAGGTTTATTGGTTTTAATAACACATTTTTCAAATAAATTGCGTTGTGTTAATACCATGATTTGTTTGATTTCGATTTCAATTTGAAAACTTTTAGCACTACATCTGATTCCTTGTACTTCTAATATAGAAATGATTTGAGTATTTTCTTTAATAGAGTCAGCTGGTATATCATTTTCATTTTCATCATAAATTTTAAGATATGGTTGATCCGGAATTTTAGAATCGATAGAGCATCTTACTAAATAATATTTACCAGATTTAAATATTCGAATTGGAGAACTAAAATAACTTTCAATATCTTCTTTATTTAATTCGATTTCAAACCATTTATCTCTTTTATTATAGATAAGTTCTTGACATTTAGATTCGAGTGTTTCAATCCATTGAATAAAATCACTATTTTCGGCTGTAAACATTAGTTCAGAATACATTTTTTTGCCGGATTTAATAATTCCATTTTTAGTTTTACAACTTGGAGTTTGAATATATACGGGAAATTTATTATCAATATGTAGTTTGCTAAAATAAGTTCCACCTGGCATAAGGATAGGATTCGTAAGAGTTAAATTTTGAAATGGAAAACTAGAATCAGTATCATAAACTTCGGACATTTATAATACTGCGATTTTTTAAATCATATTCTTATCCGCAAATATATTATGTATGAAATATTCAAAGATGTATTAAAAAATGACACAGTACAAAATGAAATAAAATCTATAATAAAATCGTTTGGTGCTTTTTTATATAATGAACTTTATTTTTATGCGTTAATAATAACCATCTATTGTCTATTAATGTTTATATTTGTTTTAGTGATTTTAATCTATTTATTAAATTTAAATAAAAAACTGAACGCTGTTATAAATCAAATCATATAAAAACTGTTGGCATTGAATATTAGTTTTGTCATCAATGACATATTATTTAATACCTCAAGTAAATCATTCAATTATCGAAAAATTATGTATCCAACCGAAAAATAATATGATTCAACAAAATGAAGAGCCATATATATCAACAACCATGTATAATTTTCTACAACAAATCAAGGATAAAATCAATAATCGTTCGACTGAATGGAACTTATGTAAAAAATATACGAATCCATATGAATTTATTCATACGAATTTATTCAGAAAAAGTGTATGCAAATATAAACCATTGTCACGGGCGTATTTCAAAATGATTGAAATATTAAATATATTTCCTATGGATTTTTGGAATAAACCTTCTATAAAAACATTTTCATTGGCGGAAGGACCTGGAGGATTTATAGAGGCTATTATTCATCATCGTATACTAACGAAAACAAAATCGGTTTCTACCACAAAGTCAGTTTCTACCACAACGTCGGTAGACAATCGAGTTTCTAAGATTTCCGAATTAGATAAAAATCGAGAATGTACGATTTCAGATTCTTATATTGGTATGACAATTGAAACCCCCACGGATGAATCTGTCCCAGGATGGAAAAAAATCAAGAAATTTATGAATAATTATCCAAATATTGTTTTAGAAAAAGGCGCTGATGGAAAAGGTGATTTATTAAATTATCAAAATTTCTTAAATGTAAAAGATAAATATCAAGGAACCATTGATTTTGTAACTGGCGATGGCGGTTTTGATTTTTCCACTGATTTTAATAATCAAGAAACAAATATTATACAATTATTATTAATCCAAGTATTGTATGCTATTGTCTTGCAAAATGAAGGTGGGTCATTCGTATTAAAAATGTTCGATTTTTTTCATAAACCAACCATTGATATTTTATATTTTTTATGTAGTTTATATGATTCTGTCAATATAATAAAACCATGTACAAGTCGAAACGCAAATTCTGAAAAATATATTGTCTGTCAAGGATTTCGCGGATTTAAACATCCTGATTGGTTTTCATTTATCGAATCTGCGTTTATAAAAGCAATCGAAATCGATTCTAATAATTATTCTTCTATTTTAAATATTGATATTCCACTTTATTTTTATAATAAAGTCGAGGATATGAATTCTATTTATGGACAAATACAAATTGATAATATTTCAAATACACTCGCATTAATGGATTCTCCTTTAAAAAACGACAAAATGACCGCCTATGGGAAAATAAATCAACAAAAATGTATTTATTGGTGTATGAAATATGGATATGACCATTATCGCTTATCAAAATCATTTGATTTGGATAATTGTTCTGATAGTAGTGATGAATTCACACGAGGTTCATTTATCGATAAAAATTCATTTTCCGATACACAATTATAATTATATGTTCACATCCACAAACATTATATTATTATATATTAAAATGTATAATAATTCTAATTCGAATTCTTTGCTCATCAATAATACATTTAGTGGATTGTCATCCGATGGACAATATCAAACCATTATTATGCGCAAACCAAACTCTATCTATGGATACAAATTATATTGTTCTCAAGATTCAGGTGATAATTGGAAAATCACTGAATTATCGAATTTGCTTTCCATGTATGCGGTTATTTTTAAACCAACCGATGCAGGTACTCAAGAATCATTATTAGGTGTTTTTAGAAGGGAAGAACAAGCAATACGATTCTTATCTGAGAGACGCGCTAATTTGTCTCTCGACGCGAATATTGATAATACACATATGATTGAAAAATTGGCGGTTCATGGAAATCAAATACAACCCATGGTCACATTAAATGTATGTGGACAACGACAATTATTGATATATGATGGAATCATTATGAATACTGTCGATGGTGGATTGTCCTGGTCAATTACCAATCCTGAAATTTATATCGGAATTAAAAAAGATGGTAAATGTGCTCTTATTTATGCGAATGATAGTTATAAAAATCATGAGGGTGTACCATTATCCTATACATTCCGTAAAATGGTATATTTAAATGGATACTATCAATGAAAATTTGGGCGTTGATTGCGTTCAATTACGAGAGGTTCAGGAATCACTGGTTTATGCTTTTGATAAAAATTCAATGATTGTACATTTCTTAAATCAGGGACAGCACTGAATGGTGTATTTACCATATCAGCGGAACGTATTCCACGCAAATAACTATCAATATCTATTGGATTATTTGCTAAATCACGATATGATATCTTAGCACCAACTATGCCATCTCCCGGTAAATATGTATATTCAGGTTTAGCAAAAAAACGTTCTTGATTATAATAATATTGATAACAATAGTCATTCACACGTTGTTCATCTTCATAATCACCTCTCCATGCTTTTTTTCTAGTATCTGTCATATTTTTATATGAGATATATTTGTCCCACCTACCTCTCAAAATTTTATATAATATAAATTTATATAAAATGAGTGTCAACTCTGAAAAAAGTAATAACAGTAGTAGCAAGAGTAGTAGTAGTCGAAGTAGCAAGAATAGCAGTCGAAGTAGCAAGAATAGTAGTCGAAGTAGCAAGAATAGCAGTCGAAGTAGTAATGATTCGGCATATAAAGATTATGAATTTAATCCTACAGATTTTACAGAAGAAATGTTGAATAGTGTAAATATGTTTGGAGATTATGATCCTCAATGTGTTCGTACATCTGCGAATTTCTCTGGAACAGGCGCTTCGAATTTGTTATTTGATGTAAAAAATGAAGACAAATCAAAAAAAATGACGGTGGATATGTTGAAATATTCTTCTCCCAAACTATTACGATTAATTCAAGAGATTCAACGACAAGACCGTATGGACCTTGATAAACATGGTCGATTATTCAAACATTTTATTTTTACTGATTTTAAGAGAGGTCCTTCCGGTGCTAAAATAATTGCATCAGCATTTATTGATATTTTAGGACTTACACTTGGATATACTGCGAATCGTACTACAAAAAAAGTAAAGGGCAAAGATAAATTGACTTGGACAAAATTACAATTATTGGGGAATGATAAATTACAGGAAACCAAATATAAGAATTTTTATATGTTGTGTTCGGGAGGTGTTTATGACCAGCCTCTCGCAGTATCAACAAAAAAAGAAATCTTGGCGAATTTTAATGCTCGACCCGATAATGTATATGGTCGCAATGTTCGTTTTATTATTATGGATAGTGGATTTAAAGAGGGTATTGACCTTTTTGATATAAAATATGTGCATATTTTTGAACCTCAAACCACAGTTGCTGATGAAAAACAGGCGATTGGTCGTGGAACAAGAACTTGTGGACAAAGAGGTCTTGAATTTCATCCAAATCGAGGTTGGCCACTTTATGTAAATGTCTATGATAATAAGTTTCCGGAAGGTAGTGAACAGCAATTCAAAGGAGCAACTACTAGTTCTGAATTGTATTTGAATGCGATTGGTGTTGATACTCGTTTATTTAATTTCAATTTGGAAATGGAACGTGTTTGTATTGAAGGTTCCGTTGATTATGAATTGAATAAAGAAGTTCATTCATTTAAAATTAGTCGTGACCATGGTTCGAAAAGTTATTTCGGAGGTGCCGGTAAAAAAGTTGAAAAACATCCTGAAATACATGCTATGTATGATTTAATGAAACGGTATCAAAGAGATGATGACGATGACGTAATTCCGAATAATGGACTCGCATTTACTAAAAACGCAGTGGATTCTTATATTCAGAATGGTTTCAGTCAATATAAATGGCCACCTTTAAAATTGGAAAATATGTGTGGTGGACCGAATCGAGGTGAAGGATTGCCCGCGACTGATTTCCCTACGAATGGTGTAACTGTACCAAGTCTCGACGAAGAGGCTGATGATGATGATTCCATATTAGAATCATATATATTATCAACTCCTCCCAGAAAACCAAGAAAACCAAAGACCGGTGGAGCCGATGAAATGACTGGTGGTGCACGATTATTAGATTTTACACCCACACAAGATTTTATAAGAAATTATTTCACTCCAGAATTAAACCGTAAGGGTATGCTCTTATGGCACTCCGTAGGTACGGGTAAATGTCATGCGATTGATACACCAATATTAATGGCAGATGGAACTATTAAAATGGTTCAAGATATATGTGAAGGAGAGTCACTCATGGGCGATGATTCAACACCAAGAAAAGTATTATCTCTCGCACAAGGAACTGATGATATGTATAAAATAACTGATTTGGATAATTCGTCAGAATCATATACTGTTAATTCAGTTCATATCTTATGTTTACGCTCTCCGACAGGTATTATAGAAATCGAAGTCAAAGATTTTCTTGCTTTGTCAGAAGAAGAGAAATCTAAGTATAGAGGATATCGTGTTGGAGTTGAATTTCAAAAACAAAATGTGAATAGTTCACCTTACATTATGGGTACTATGGTAAATGATAAGATTCCCGATGAATATTTGAGAAATATTCGAGAGATACGTGAAGAATTCTTGAGAGGTTATCTAGAAACATTCGGCACAATCCATAAAATTACATCAAAAGAATTATTGAGAGATTTAAAATTCTTAGTTCGTTCATTAGGATATTCCATTACTGTTGATAAGGAAACAGACATGGTTTCAATCGAATTACAAAATGTTGACAATACATATAAATTCACAGTTGAACATGTTGGCGTTGACCGTTATTATGGTTTTATGATTGATGGAAACCATCGTTATTTGATGGGTGATTTTACAGTAACTCACAATACGTGTAGTGCTATAGCAGCCGCGACTTCATCCTTTGAAAAAGAAGGATATACAATTCTTTGGGTAACTCGTACTACATTGAAAGCCGATTTATGGAAAAACGCATTTCAAGATGTTTGTCATGAGGGAATCCGAGATAAAATACGTGCAGGTGTTGATATTCCTCCAATTCTCGGTAATCAAAGTAAATTAATGAAAATGTTATCACCTTCATGGTCTATTCGACCCATGTCTTATAAACAATTCTCCAATTTGGTTTCTGGTAAAAATGCTTTATATAAGGCTCTCGTGAAAAAGAATGGTGAACTTGATCCACTTCGTAAAACACTTCTTATTATTGATGAAGCTCATAAACTTTATGGTGGTAATGATTTATCCTCTATCGAAACACCCGATATGCCCAGATTACATGAATTTATTATGCGTTCATATGAGGTTTCCGGACAGAATTCAGTACGTGTTATGGTAATGACTGCGACTCCAATCACTGTAAATCCAATGGAAATGGTTAAATTATTAAATCTTTGTCGAGAACGTAATCAACAATTGCCAACAGAATTCGGTGATTTTGCCTCTCGCTATTTGGATGAACGTGGTAATTTCACAAATGCCGGTGAAAATAGATTCAAAGATGAAATTTCTGGACATATTAGTTATTTGAATCGAGAGAAAGATGCACGTAATTTCTCTCAACCAATTATCAAAAGAATTCAAGTTCCAATCATTGATGAAATGAATACATTAACAAAATATGATACTAGTATGGTAAACAAAATTCTTGAACAATCTACAAATATAGGAAAGAAAACAATAGAAGATATTACGGAAGATTTAAAACAATTTAGAGGCATAACAGCCAAATCGTTTCAATATTTAAAAAATAAATGTGACCCTGCCAATAAGACTTGTAAAAAAATGGTGACAGCAAAAATAAAAGAAATTATGCAATTTATTAAAGATGAAAAGGCCGCGGTTAAAGAAATACCTGCGCAAATTCGAAAAACAATCCGAGAACAAAATAGTGATTTGAAACACCTTGCAAAACGATTACGAACTCGCAAACGAGTTTATATGATGGGTAAAAATAAAATGAAACCTTCCACAGGAACACCGAATTCAAGTTCTAATAGTTCTAATGCAAGTTATAGTTCTAAACATAGTTCTAAACACAGTTCTAAACATAGTTCTAATGCTAGTTCCAAATCGAATATCTATTCTATCGATGGTGGTTCCAAATCACCTCCCAATATTGGTGAAATCACTCTTTATAACAATATGCAAAAATACAAAAATTCCGCATACTATAATACTCGCTATAAATGTTTTAGTGAACCAAAATTCAATGAATTGAATGAAATGCCTGAATTTAAAAATGATTTGGAAGAAATCAAACGATTTGAAGAAAACATTCATGTCCGCACGGAAGATATAAAACGTAACTTGGCAATATTAAGAAAACAATCAAGTAAAAATCGTGCAACTTTAAAGAAAGAATATAAAGGCGAAGAATTAAAACAAAAATTAGAAGAGGAAAAACAGAGATTCAAAGATAGTCAAGAGGAGTATACAGAAAAATTAGAAGGCATGAAACCTGATATAAAACAATTAAACAAAATGAAGAAAACTTATACTTATAAGAAAAAAATCTTTCTGCAACGTGCAAAAAAACATTTTAAAACAGAGAAAAAAAATAGAAAATTCATGGAAAAAGAATTGAAAAAACAAGAAAAAACTGGAAAAGTAGTTAGAGATTATAAAGATACTGCTGAAATCCATATTGATAAACTTCGAAAACGCGTGGATGAAATGACACATGATTTAGAAAAACAAGTTCAAGAACAAGTTGATAGAGAAAACGCAGAAAAAGAAAGAATTCGAGAAGAAAAACAACGAGCAAAAGAAGCCGAAAAAGCCAAGAAAAAAGAAGAACGTGAAAGAGCCAAAGAAGAAAAAAAAGCCGCAAAACAAGAAGAAAAACGTAATGCCCCTTGTCCAGAAGGTCAATATAGAGACCCAGAAACATTGCGTTGTAAAAAAATAAAAGTCGGCAAAAAATAATATGACAATTGTATCAATATCAATAGTATAATTCTACAGTTATTATAGAATTATAGTGTGTATAATTGTTATTTTACTTTTGGGTCACTTTTGCAGCTGCTGCGTTTTTCATTGTTTCTACATGTGTATCGGCTTTATTTAAAAGAGGTTCTAATTTGGCCATATTTTCAAGTAATTGATTTTGTTTTTTTAATAATTCGGCAGTTTGACTGCTTAAACCTTCGATTCCAGTACCTTTTGCCTCTTCTGAAAGTGAATTAAATGTTTTTCTTAATTGAGCTAAATTTGCAGGTTCCGGTCCAGAAGTCATATTTTCTTTTGTATCTTTCTTCTCTCCTTCTCCTTCTACTTCTTCGGATTTCTCTTCTGATTCTGATTCTTCTTCAGATTTCTCTTTTTCTTCTCCACCTTCAGCATTTTCCATTCCTTCCATTGCACCTTTTAATCCATATTTATAAATATGAGAACCAACTAATCCAATTAATAATATGACAGTCATATTACGTGTCATGTAAGAAGACGCAAAAGCAATGATTAAAAAAACGGCAAAACCAGTATAATCAAATGTCATCCATAATTGATAACTATGAAGAATTGCTAAAGCAAATACAACATACAAAACCATCTTGTTTTTCAAAATGCCAGGGGTCGAATTGGAAACACGAATATTCAATTTTTTAATCAACGAACCTAAACTAAAATTCATTATTCTTATTATTTTATATTATCAATTTATTCTTCCTCCGCAACATCCTCAAATTCTCTTAATTCATCCATTTCAAAATGAAACCCATTGGATTTTTCGGATTCTTCTTGTTCTTCTTGTTCTTCTTGTTCATGGGCTTCGGTTTTCGGTTTATGTACTAATTTCCATTTATCTACATTTGGTTGATATTGAGAACTATTTGTCATACGAATTTCATAATCTTGTTTCTTAAAGAATCCACGTCTTTTTATCCATTGTTTTTGATAAGGGTCATGGGAGTCCACAATATCAATAATAACAGGTTGTTTATGTTTCGATCTTAAGATACGTCCAACGGTTTGTTCGATATCAGTTTTCGGAGTTGCCATAATTAATCCCGATAATGTTTTAATATCAAGAGCTTCTGCTGCCATAGCATAGGTCGCAATTACCACTTGTTTTTCTTCAGTTTGTTTGAGAGCAGTCTCTTTCATACCTCCCAAATAATATCCTACATTTCCTTTATAACGATCTGTATTTCCACGGATTCCTCGGTCTCTTATAGCATCATGTAAATATGTCAATAATGAACGATTATGAGCAATAATCATCACTTGCATATCGGGGAATTCCATCAATAAATCGCTCAATGCTCTCAGAATAAATTCACTTCTTGGAATATGGTCACATAACTTAACAATCATAGAACTATGGGATACATTTCCCCGAAAATCATAGAGAATTTGATTAAAATCGGCGTCATCACTGCGATAATCTATCGCGCGAACTTGTACATTATGTTTATCTGTCGATGCGGTTTCCTTATAGACAATATCACCGAGAAATAATTTGAATACATATGTTGTTCCATCTTTACGATCCATGGTTGCGGAGAGCCCCAATGTATATTTCGTCACTATTCGGAATAATGCGTTCGAAAACACTTCACTCGATATATGATGTACTTCATCTATTAATAAAAGCCCAAATGAATCAAATGTGCCATCTTCATATTCCTTCATTGATAAACTTTGCAACATACCGATTACAATATCTTTCCCCTCGATATCAATGGTTGGACCTTGAATCCTCCCTACACGTGCTGTTGGAATATATTGTTCGATTCTTTCTATCCATTGATTCAATAAGAATTCTTTATGTACAATAATCAATGCTTTCTTCTTAAGAGTTGTGATAATATTGAGACCAATAACAGTTTTACCGCGACCACACGGCAAACTCACAAGACCACCGGAACTTGTTTCACATGCTTTTGCGAAAATATTGACTACATTTTGTTGATAATCACGGAGAGAACCTTGGAAAGGAATATTAATGTCTTCTCCGGGATTGATTTCTATTTTTTTAGGGGAACCGAAATGTTGAATTCCGAAATATCTAGGCATATAGATTTTTTTAGAGGATTCCCGATAAGCTGGAAACTTTGTTGTTTGTTGAACAGGTCCACCGCCAGTAAAAGG